TACGTATGGAGCGTAGTCGCCGGAGCTGTATGTTACGCCGCTAAGCGTGCCGCCGTTGATGAGGTTAACGAGGTACGGATCGGACAAGCGCGCGGATTGCGTGTTACCCGTTACTGGGTTCAAGTCCGTTGTATCTGTACCGCCGCATACTACCTCGAAGTGCTTACCGGCTGCCCGGTTGTTCAAGCACCAAGTCTTGGCAGCATCTTGCTCAGTTGTCGCTACCTCACCGTCGAATACAAAGACATTGAAGTCCCATGCATCAAACGCTGTGCGCGCACCTGTAAAGTCGGACGCAGTAAGACCAGCCATTGCATACGCAAGCACTGTCTTAGCGCCGCCAGAAAAGATAAGGTCGATGGAAGCAGTGTTGGCTGCACCGAATACTGTATCGGCAGCATCTGGGCCGCTGAATTCGTATACTGTACCTGCTGTCGCTGTACCATTGGCCTTCATAGGGATTGCTACTACACCGCGATCTCCACCAGTAATTTGAGCCGTTGCTGCGCTAACGAAGTTAGCGTACAATCCAGCCAGTACCTGGTCCACCGCCGGGTCCCAAGATCCTCCAGCCATGTTTTATTCCTCCTCCACGTCGATATGAATTTCTTGCATCTTCGGTTCGTCACCATATGGGACGTATGTGCTACCATCAGTATAGCGCCCGGGCACAAAGTTATATCTGGTATCCCAACCAATATCAATCTGCACCAAACCTTGGTTCTGTACATCGGATTCAATAGGACGTGTGCCAGCATGTTTAATGCGAATAAGACGCTGTGCAAACGTTCCGTCCGGGTTGATCAGAGGGATCAAATACCGGCGATTGCGGATACGCTCGCAAATGTTCTCGGCTGCCTTAAATGCCTTAGCTGTGTCCGTGTCAAATACCTTGATGTACATTTCATAGGACTTGGAGTAAACTGCACTGGTGAATGGACCGTCCAGTATAACGGGATCGGGGAAGTACATTGACGGTACTACAAAGCCCTCGGGTATTTCGCTATCATACACCTGGACTTTGTTAGCTTCCCAGCAGAACCGTATAACGGAACCAACCTCGTCGTTCAGCATGTTATTTCCCCCAAACCTTATCGATCCACTTGTCCAGCTTCTTCTCAAGGGACTTTTCCATCATGGCTTCCGTAATGCGCAGCGCAGTATCGAAGTAATGCCTACCTTCTACCCAGCGCGGTACATTCTGCGTGCCCCTTGCTACGCGCGTACGGTGCCCATCGTTTACGTACCTGGCGTACTCTACGTTAGTACCTACCTGAAGTGACAAACCGCGATTTTGCTTTTTCCAAACAGCACCTGCTCCGCCCCTATGGAAGCTGTTAATTAGGCGGCGCGTATCTACTGCTTGCACATGCAGGATTTGGTTCTGTACCTCGGTAAGGAACTGCATACCAAGCGCATCGATCCACTGCTTGATTTCTGCCTTTACTTCCTTACCGCGGTCCAGTGTATTCATAGCTTCCAGCATAGTTTCAAAACCATCCAATTTGTACGTCACAAACTCACCTCTCGGTGCACTGTTACCTCAATATGGTGGTTACGAATCTTGCGTGGTTGCTGTGCAATGTACATAGCCCCGTTCCACTGTATACGGTCGTTAAGGCGCACGTCCACCGATGGGAGGAAGTGCACCAAGTACGATTCGCTTACTGTGGAGCTGGGGCCTTGTCCTACTGCACTCATGTTAGGACGCAGCCCAGAGGGCGCAAAGTAGCACGCTACGCCCACGCTATCAGCTGCATCGTTGTATTTGTACGTGCTAACGTCTGGAAGCCCGTACAGGCCCGGCTGGGCGGCTATTTGCAGATGAAAAATGTTGCATGTATCTGTAAGTAGCTGTGCATACGCCATTTACAACGACCTCACTTTGAGGGTAATCTGTGTACCAGTTCTACCCGTCGGCAAGATGTACTTGCTAAGCAAGGTCTTAATGTTAAACGTGGACGCTTCCTGATTGGCGCTGCTAATGGTATACGAGTAATCACCGATCTTCTCCGAAGAGTAGCCTTTGGTAGCGGACTCGTCACTATTGCGCAGTGCGTAGAACTCGGTAAGCTTAATAATGCTTAGCTTTACAGTTAGAGGCAGCGGAGTGTACTCCGGAGCGTCGAACTCGTGCCCGCATATAGCAAATACTTCCTGCTCGGCTTGCACGATATCATACTCCAGCAGTTCCGGCCGCCGGTCGCTTACAGCTATAAACGAGGTGTAATCCGTCACGTCATCTGGAGTAATGAGTGGCATTATTCTTCAGCGCCCTTCTCAGCTGCTACAGCGGCAGCTCCTTGGCGAACTTCGAATTGCTCGTTACCGCTAAGGTAGTCGTAAAGCTCTTCGCTTACTTCCACTTCCTTGTCAACGTGGAACGTTACTTCAGGTGTAACGTAGATGCGGCCGCTTACCAGCTTAGCCCATAGCTTATTCTCAACTTTAACTTCTTCGGTTTTCTTTGCGGACATGGTAGTCCCTCCTTGGTATGGTAAATGGGTAAATAAAAAAAGCTGGACAGCTTATTAGGCTGCCCAGCTCTTATTTGTAGCCTGACGACTAACCGATCAGAATTAGTAGTTCAGGATGTTCTTGATTTTTGCTACAGCCGGCTCTTCCTCGAACTTAGTATCGATCTTCGCTGTAATAACGATGATGAACTTCCGTTCGCGGATGTCCTTGTCAACCTCTACGCGCACGTTACGCGAGAAGCCAAGAACGATGTTTTTAGGGTGGCAAAGCAGGATGTCCGAACCGGACTGTGTACCAGCTGTACCCGAGTCAACATCGTAGTCTTGCAGCATTGCAATACCCTTAACAGGGTAGCCGTACGCTGTGGACGAACCACCTTGGATCGCCTGGTCACCAAGGGAAGTCTGACGCGCAACGATTTGGTCTCTCCATTCCATTTCGTTCTGGAACGAAGTGTAGAAGCGCCATGCGGACGGGTCACGGCGATACTTTGCAGGTACTGCGTTGATCGCTTTCTTGAACAGGTCCTTAGTCAGCTTCTGCGTGCCCAGTGCATCTACCACGTTAGTAGTAGCTTGCTTACGAAGGCCGTTAATAAGCTTCAGGTACGTGTCAGCAGAAGCAGTATCACCATTGATGATAAGCTCTTCCAGGTCCAATGCTACGCGCTGCGAGATAAGCGTCATGATTGTGTCCTGCAGGTTGTTACCCTCAATGTTGTTCTCAAGAGTATCGTAAGTGATGTTCACTTCTGCGATTACCTCTTTAGCATTGAGGTTAACTGTGGACGTAGTTGGTACGCTGCGATCGGAATCGATCAAAGCAGTACCCTCAACGCCGGGACGCAATACGCGAGTACCAAAGCCGATCTTTTCGATCTTCATGGCATCGGAAGTCATTACTACGTTACGAGCGTCCTTCAGGATAGTAGGCTCGTCGATAATCTTGCGGTAGAACGTGTTGAATTGCTGCGTGTTCATCAAACCGCCTGCAGCCAGGTCAGAAAGCTTCATTGCAGCTTTTTCGATAATGGACTGGTTAGTAGTCAATTCTGCTCACTCCTTATAATGGTTTAGTTAGGAGGCTGCCTATTACAGCAAGCCGTCCCACACGGATTTAGTTACTGTAGTGCTGTTAGTGCTTTCGTCGCCTTTAGCTACAGCGCGAGCTTTTTCAATTGCTTCCACGCGATCAACTACAGGTGCAAGTTCTGCCTTAAGGACTTCCTTAAAGGACTCAACCAGTGCAGCCTTCTCAGCTTTAGCAACTTCCTCAGCTGCTGGATCTACTTCTGGTTCAACTGCCGGCTCAGCAGCAGCTTTCTCCAGTGCTTCAAGACGCTCAGATACAGGTGCCATTGCTTCTTTCATGACTGCAAGCATTTCCTCTTTTGTCACGTCTGTTCCCTCCCCTTCTCCGTCAACCTCGGCAATCAGCTTACCGAGCTGTTCGTGTGCTTGTTTTATTTCGTTAAGACGTTTTCCGCTGATCTTACGTCCCGCTTTTAATACCTCTTCCGCCTTGGTAATGTCTGTATTAATAAGGATACGCTCCACCAAAGTGATGAAATCGGAAGCTGCTGTACGCAAGCGGTCGACATCAGGCTTGTCAGCCCATAGTGTTTCGTAGAACACATTGTCGAACAAGTCGTGCGCAGTCCAAAGGTCGCGGTTGCGCTGGGCAGCGTCAAACTTGTCAAGTACCTCGCCCTTTTCTACAGGTGCAAAGAACTTCTTAATCATCTGGAACAGCGACTCCCTATCAGGCTCCACTACTGGCTCTTCGTAGGACTTAGCAATCGTTTCCGCTGTGCCGCCCATCGAATAACCTGTAATCTCGCCCTTCTGGATGGATTCCCATACCTCATCGGATGCTTTGGTAACCAGTACCCAGCTTCCTTTGGTGATAACAGAATCGCCTACAGCAAAGTCTGCAGGAGCAACATAGCTCTCTACTACAGTGCCGTAACCGTTATCCTCGAAGTTGTGCTGTAGGTCCATGGTTTGGTATTGCTCCATGAACAAATGTGCCGATTTCTCAATTTCCGCAGCCGTCATCATGTCGTCATGTGAATCCAGTACATCCGGCTCGTACACGATACCGTATACCAGCTTCTGTGCATCGTCTGCCTTAGTCAGCACCTTTACTTCCTTTTGGAAGTTTGGCTTCTCTTCGCT